ATGGTATTTAAGACTGTTGACGGACACATAACTAATATATTTAATAAGGTCGATAAACTTAATACGGGATTTGAACTTACAAATGATGAAATACAAAAAATTGTTAATCGATTTAATGACTTTAATTCTAAACAATCCTTTGGTCAGGAATATACAGATTTCATTGCCGAAATGACCAATAGAAACTTTAATGTTTCCCAGATGTTCTCTGATCTTGCAAAACAAGGCGCTTCTGCAAGGGCAAGCATTGAGGGTTTCTATGCTGCAATTCTTGATGGTAATACAACTGGTTTTGCCAATGTAAAATCAACAATAACTTTGTTTAATCAAGCCCAACAGTCTGGAACAGATAATGCAAAGGCGTTTGCAAAAGCAGTTAGTCAGAGTAATACTCAGCTCGGTAATTATTTGGGCGGTCTTAACGGAGCTAAAGCATCTCTTGTTGGTTATGGTACACAATTAGCGATTACAACAGCAAAAACTATAGGTCTTCGAGCTGTCACTATGGCTCTTAATGCTGCTTTGTCTTTTGGTGTTTTAACTGTTGTTAGTTTATTTGTTAGTAAGCTTGATGAATGGATTGTAACTCAAAAAGAGCTTACAGAACAAACAAAAGAATCTGCCGACAAGGCAAAAGAACAAGCGGCTGCGTTTTCTGATTTAAAAACTCAATATCTGGCAATTATTGATAGTGCCGATGATGAAACTACAAAAACAGAAAAACTTAATGAGTGGAAAAATACACTTATTGAAACATATGGTTTTGAAAAGAAAGCTCTTGAAAGTCTTAATACTGAACGTGAAAAAGGTATTGAATTGCTTGAACAAGAGTCTAAAGCTGGTATAAAATCAACTTATCAAAATTATCTTGTTGAAAATAAAAATGAAATAGAAAAAGCCCAGAAAAAATTAGGACAACTTGGCAAGTTTAATATCTTTACAGGCTCACAGATTGATGTTGATGAAAATGCCGATTTTGGCGTCGCCAAAAACCTTCAAAAGTATTTTGATGTAAAATCAGGGGATTATTTTGGTGAGTTAAATTATAAATTAAGTATCAATTTTGACGATGCGGTTGATGAACTTGATCAATTAACCAAAATTCAAGATGAAATAAATAATATTGAATCGGAAAGAAAAACAGTTGGCAAGGGTTTAACAGAAGATGAAAAGATAATTCGTCAATATGTTGAGAGTGAAATAAGTAGAATTGAAAAATTAAATGATAAATATTTATCTACTTATCAATCATCCGCTGAAGCTGGTGCTTGGGTAAAATTTAATACCGATACCAATCAAAAAGCCTTAGAAGCCGCAGGAAAGAATGGCTATTTAAGTTGGAGAAATGCTTTTTTAAAGCAAGCTGAATCCCCTGCTGAACAGCGAGAAATGGAAAAAATTCTTGCTGAGAACGTTCCTGACTTAGAAAGTGCTTATAAAACTCTTGAAACTCGAAGAAATAATCTTGAACTTGCTAAATCAAAATTCGGCATAAGTGATTTGCTTAATTCAGAAAGTGCGAGAATGAAGGCTGTTTTCGTAAACTCTCTTGATGATACAGACCTCGATATTCTTGTTAATAAAATTGAAGACCCATTTAAGAATGGTATCGAAGGTGCTAAAAAGGCTATTGAAGATTTTAAGGCTGACCCTAAAAACCAAATCAATGTTGAAACTGACACTTCTTCGCTTGAAGAAGCAACTAAAAAACTTGAAGATTATTCTAAGTCTATAAGTGATTACACAAAAGCTCAAAAAACTATTACAGACGCATATAATGAACAGACTAAATATGGACAACTCGCAGCAGATACAATTCAATCTTTGATTGATGCAGGATACGCCGAAGCTCTTGTTGTAAATGATGAAACTAGTGCTGTAACATTAAATACATCTGCTGTAGAAATGTTAAATAATCAAAAGAAAGTATCTCTTTTACTTGATGCTCAAAAGCAAAAATCCGAATTGACAAAACAGCTTGATGATGAAAAATCGAAAATTGATTCACTCACAAGCAGTCTTATGACTAATAATGAAGAAAAGAAGAAGTCATATGTTGCGGATTTGCTCGCTGCTCAAGCGAATAAAGAACAGATTGAATCCCAGATTGCAATGTATGATGCTTTGATATCTTCTTTAGATGCTCCTGACTTTGGAACTGAAAATAAGGAAGACCCTGCTACTGTAAAACAATTCAAGAAAGATAATAAAGAAAAGAAACATCTTCTTGAAATGGAACAGATTACAGAGCAAGATTATTATGATTGGCTTGACAGTGAAAGTCAGCGTGTTTATTGCAATCTTGCTGATTATCAAGATGAGCTTTGGAAGCACGAAGAAGAGGTTTATAACTGGAGACAGGAACAAGAACAAAAGCTCTTTGACAAGAAGATTGATAACCTTGAAAAACTTGCTGACAAGGCACTTGACAATTATAAGGACGGAGACGGTAACGAGCTTACAGTTACAGCAAGCTTTGACTATGCCCGTGAGCAGATAAACAAGGCTATAGCCGAAACTCAGGCAAGAATTGACGGTATCAGAAACGGTACTATAAGCGGAAATACTGATGATATTGAGACACTTATAGATGACCTTGACAGTCTTAATGACAAGCTTATCGATATCAATAAGAAAGAAATCGAATCAGAAAAGGACTATATCAGTGAACTTAAAGACGATTATTCCGATATGATGGATGAGCGTATTGATAAGGTCGATGAACTTTCTGATAAGATTGAAAAAAGCTATGACAAGCAAATTGACGCTATTGACAAGCAAATTGATGAGCTTGAAAAGGTCAAGGACACTGAGGACAGAATCAAGAAAATCAAGGACGCTCAACTTGCTGTTAAGGAAAAGGAGAAAGCTCTTGATGAAGCTAAACGTGAAGATGCTAAGAACAATTACGTTTATTTTGACGGAACTGGAATGTCTGTACAGACTTCTAATGAAAATCAGAAAAAGGCACAGGAAGAACTTGACCAAAGCAAGAAAGACCTTGAAGAAGCCTATCGTGATGAACAAATCAGTGTACTTAAAGACCAAAAGGATATCCTTGAGGAACAGAAAGACACTGCTAAAGATTATTACGATAACGTAAAGGATAATCTTGAAAAACAGAAAACACAGGGTGAAAAGACCTATGAAGCTGTTGAAAAGATTTATGAGCAACTTAGCGGTGACAAGAAACAGACTTCTTCCAACGCCGAATTTGTTAAAAAGCTTTCTAAGTCAGGTGATATATCTAAGGCGATGTCTGAATTGTCTGATACTGAACGTCAGAAAGTTATTGATACAGGTGTTGTCAAGGTACAGCCTAACGGTGATTATACTTTTGATTATTCTGCCTTTGAAAAGTATTCAAGTACGGTAGATGACAATACACTTGCTACACAGGATTTAACTTCTATTCTTAAAGACATAGTTACTCAGACTAATACTGATAATAAGGATAAGACTGATAATTCTATGGTTGCAGGTGGCTTTAATCTTGTTGCTGACCCTAAGACAGGCAAACTTACTAAGAAACAAGTTATGGTCAATGGTGAAGTTGTTGAGGGATTAGGTCACAAGGTCTATGCTACTTCTAAGGAAGAATGGCAGGAACATAACAACAGTGAAAAGACAAGCAAGGGAAGCTTTGCAGGTTATGACACGTTTATTGACTTTATAAGGGCTGTTAGTGCTGGTAAAGTGGATATTAGTCCTCTTACTAATGCGTTCAATAGTGGTTATAATCCTATTGTTGACAAGATGAATAAGTCCGTGAGCGATACCATTAACAATGTTTCTAACAGCAATGTTAATAACGTAAATAACAAACCTGTTGTAAATCTTACTGTAAATGTTGAAGGCAGTGCTGATAAAAAGACTGTTGAAGCATTTAGAAATGTGGTCACTAAAGAAATTGGCACTGCTTTTGATGAATTTGGAAAAGCAGTACGCAATGCTAAAGTTTAAACACTTTTGATGTTTGACTTTTGTATAAAAATATAGTAAAATAGAGCGTGAACCTTATCTTCACGCTCTATTGTTTATTTTTATGCTTAAAGTGAATAAGTTCTTATTGCAGAAACAATACTATCCGTGTACCAATTTACAGTTGTAGTTGCAACGGAGCTAACTTCTGTTGGCATATTTACATTTCCACGAGGTTTGATTGCAATGATAGGTTTTCCCATTGCTACTGCGCAATCTAATTCATACTGCATCCATTCACGATTATTATAGTACATTCCCGATATAACTAAAACACAATTTACAGGTCTGATTTTTCTTAAAATAGCATCTTTAATTTGTGTTTTATTGGTAACGGAAGTACCATCTAAATTTATAAGAGGATTGTCTTTTGGAGCTGAATAATTATAATACTTAAAATTAGGAGCTTCTTCCAATAAATCATTTAAGTGAATGTAATCATCGCCGTATTTCCAAGCATGACTAATAAATAAATGGTATGGCTTTAACTCTGGCATATAAAAAACATCCTTTCTAAAATAAAAATTTAAACAATTCCATAAGGAGGAATTATTTTGAATACTAATGTAAAAAAATATCGTAAGAAGCCTGTTGTAATTGAGGCATATCAAACTGACAAGGAAATTGTTATCCACACATTAGAGGGCGATATGATAGCATCTGTTGGGGATTATATTATCACGGGTGTGAATGGAGAACAATACCCTTGCAAACCTGATATCTTTGAAAAGACTTACGAATCTGTAGAAGATTGACTTACTTTGCTTTGCCATGTTGAAAATTCTTTAGTAAAATACTGCTCACAATTACTAACTAAGGTATCAAATGCCACGTCTGGGTTGTTAGAATTGTAGGGCGGTATTTTATTTATAAATTTTGAAGCTTCACTTTTTAGCATCTCGCAATTCATGCGATATTGAACCCATAAGTCTTTAAAGGTGTTTATATTTATTATGTAGGTGATTACCGAGACGGCTGAACCAGCAATGGCAATTAATATTTTAACTAATGGTTTTTCTTCAAAAAGTGTTAATATTGGAATTGAAGAAGATATTATAACAGATATGACAGATAAAACTTTGTAGTATTTTTGATTATGTTTTGCTTTTTTATCATACCATTGTATTTGGTCAAGTAATCTGTTCTTTAAATATCTTTGTTGTTTTTCAGTGTATTCACTGTAATCTATCGGAAGGTCTATTATGTAGTTTTCATTTGATTTTTTACACATTTTATGCTCCATTTTTCACTGTAACGAGTTGTATTGTATAAGTATATTGTATGCTATATTAAGAATAATTTCAAGTGAAATTTTGTATATTACGGCAAATTCCATAATATTAACAAGTTTTAACAAAACATATTGTTGATAAGCGACAAAAGCATATAGTTGAAATATAGACTATTAAGAATGTAAGGAAAGGATTGTTATGGATTACAAAAGACAAATTTTAAATTGCGCCAATGAACTTATACATAAAAACAATTCACAAATCAATAAATCTAATTTTGATAAAACCTATATTGGTAAAGTAATAGGTTCAATAAAAGATGATAATGAAAAAGTAGTACGTTGGCAGATATTCGCAAATGCTTCTACTTTTAATGTGCTTGCTGAAAATTGTAATGTTATTGCAGTAGGTCAGCGTGTGAGAATGTTTATACCCAGTAATCAGAGAGATATGGTTTATGCAGAGGTTATAACCGACTATGAGTTTGACCACCCATCGAAAGCAGTGTATGACTCCGAGAAATGCACAGTAACCGAGACTTGGCTGCTTTCCGATAAGACGGAAGAGACAAGAGTATTTACTCTGACTGTCAAGGACAAGGGCAGCTCATCGGAGGAAGTCACGGCAATTACTTTCCCCGATGGCAGTGTTATGAGCTTGGAGGGATTCTGATGGACGTTAAAGAGACTTTGACAAGATGGGCAAGAGCTTACATGGAGCCGAGTTTGTTTTATGTGCCAGCGAAGAAGAATGATGAATATTACAATATCACATTTCATATGATGGTGGATTATTTTGACACAGTTGATGAAAAGATATTGACGAATATGACTATTAAACAAATGTTTGAAAAATACGAAGAAAATGTGACCACTGATAAGAATAATATCAAGTATGGTTCTATTGGTCAAAATTATAATACTGAGAGTATTTTCTTTGTTGCGTATGATGAAAATGGAAACATAGCAGATTGTTCCCTTTGGCGTGATTTTTTCTCTATTGCTGAGGCAACCTCAACGGAAGAAAAAAACGGATATACATTAGATACGTATTCTGTGACCAAAATACCCGAATTATATAGAACATTGTTTATTGCTAAGAATATTGCTGATGTTAATACTCTTAATGCAGTTTTTGAGGATATGTCACACGAACTGTATTATTGTTTATATATCTTAGCTTCTGGTGATATTTACAGATTTATGCTCGATTATTATGATAATGAAGCTAAAAAATGGGTATATAAAAGCATAAAGGTTGGAGAATATAACTACGCTACGGATAAGTTCAAAATTGAAGACGAAGATACATATTACACTTTTGGGCTTAATAACGCATCCTATAATTGGTTAACTCCTAATAAAGTTCCCAATAATTTTAATTATTATCATGCTCCATATAAAGATTACTATAATAATTCTACCGTCCCTACATTAAGATTAAAAAAAGGCACTTATACTATAAAGCAAATAGTGGCTTCGACAGGCTGTGAAATCATGAAACCCATTACAATAGCTGTTAATGGAGATAGGATAATATATTATAAAGTTAATCTTAAAGGCTTAATTCAAAGAGCAGAACTCGTAGATTGTAATGATGGATACCATAAATTATATGACGGCTTAGACACTTCTGGATATGACGACAAGTGGACGATTGATGCAAGTAAATCTTATGGCTCATTAGAAACAATAAATTACACATATAGACTTTCAGATAATAGGCTTTTAGTGCGACAAAGATGTAGTAACGGATATTCAGGTAGTATAAACATTGTTCATGCTATAATGGGAGAACAAAATGAGAAAAATAGATGGATTGCCTGTTACGGAAAAATAGTAAGATATTACTTGACATATGGGGGATATCCGCACGAAGATAGCTCTGTGGGTCTATATGATGATGATACCATTACTGCATATATGTACGGATATCCATTATCAAAGAGACCACTTAACGAGCAAGAATTGCAATTAATAGGAATAACGAAAAATGATAGCGGAATACAGATTAGTACAAATAGTGTGTATTTTTATGATAATAGATATATGATTTTTAATGTATCTGGCTACGAATATAGTCCTTATGAGACAGATATTGGATATGAAAAATATCAAAACATACCAACAGCAGATGAAATAGCAATGACAATAAATAAGAGGTCGCTTAGTGAATGGTATACAACGAGGAATGAAAAGGATGAACATGGAAGCCATGGTTTAATGATAAAAGATGACAGTCATACTAGATGGTATGTCTATTATAGTGAAATAACATCTGCGATATACGATTATCATAATCTCTCCTACCAACAGAGATTACTTAATGAAACGTACACATCATTCGAACAAGATTCTCAAATAAATGTCGTACTCGATTACTATAAATCTGACGAGATTGATATCGAGAATGTAAAAAAATATATGACTAATAGTATCCAATCATATAATTATAATTATGATTATAATGAAGGATTTAATAAAAATATTTATAAAAACTATTTAACCTTACTTTCTTCAGAAGTAAAGCAAGACCCTGATTGGAATGAGGAAAAATTCAACAAATTTCAGACTGAAATGCGTCATAGGCTATATGAAGAACAACTTAAATAAAGGACGGTGAATAAAAATGAAATTTAATGGAATTGAAATTTGGGACGATACTGGTCTTTGTTTTTACACTGATGTTGAAATCAGCGAAGACAATACTCATAACAGGGCAGTTGATGTTAAAGTCTCAAAGAATAACAAATTTCCTTATGTTATCCGAGATGGCGAAGCTTCATATTGGACTGGCACAATAAATGGATTATGGCTTGATAATTCAGAGGGAGCTTGTAAAGAAGACTTCAATCTTGACACATCTACGGCTTGGATAGTTGCTCTTGCAGAGTGGTTACATAACGGAAAGCCTAAGAAGTTAAAACTTTCCGAGGATTGGATAATGACGGTTGAGATTCAGTCAGAGGTACAATTAAATTGCGAAACTTCAGTAGATGTGGCATACAATAACAAATTGTCTTGTAGTTGGGTTCAGACAGAAGAACGTTATACATCGGATAATATAAAACTTTTACACTGTCCTAAATGCAATACTACCGTTATACCCACTGCGGTATATTGCCAGAAATGTGGCACTAAGTTGGTGAATAGTGTATGAGTGTTGTAGAAAATTTTAATTTACATTATGATATTGCCCAGCCTGTCAAAGAAAACTATTTCAATCCCAAAGAATATAATTCCAATGTTATAACTCACGTTATATTCAGGGCGTATCAATATAGTTCTGATATTGTAAATAGTGCAAAATATGAGGACTTCTCCCCTAATGTTGTGGATTGGTCTTACTCTGCAAGTGTAGATAATGAATCACGTCAAAGTGCAAATGTGACACTTCATGTTCCTAAAGACAGTAAAATGTGGTTTATGCGAAGAGAACATTTACAATACGCTGGTTATGATGATGAGTTAGGTTATTTTATCAATGTAGGTTGGAATCCTGTATTATATCGACTGATGTGTGATTTTGAATTACCTGACGGCACCAAGAACAGAGTAGATTTTGGTTTCTTTATCCCTACAGATGATAAATATGACTATGATGCAACTACAAGTACATTTACAATGTCTTTAATTGGCTGTTCTGGAAGCTTTAAGTCTGAATATGGTGGCAGCCTTGTTACTTCGAGAATAGGATATCTTGAAACAGATAAAGAGGGAAATCAAAGAGAAGTAGGATTTCCTTTAGGTATTCACATTGCGAATAACACCCCTATTACATCTGATTTTATACGTCAGTTTGTTGAAAAGAATAATACATTTTTTAGACAGAACAATTCGGAAGTCCCTGTTAAAAATATTTATATAGATGGTTTAGATTTCTTCGATACGGTAAAGTATTATGAATTTGAAGAGGGTAGCTCTGTCAGTGATATTTTAAATAGTATTCTCGAAGATAGTATGCAGAATTACACTTACTGGATAGATGAACAGGATAATTTAAGAATACAAAAGAAGTCTCTCCTGTTATATGGAGACCTGATTATGCACTACAGAGATTATAGCAGACTGGTTATTAGTGAAGGAACGAGTTATACTGATAGTGATACTATAAGCTATGCGGAAGTCTATGGTAAAGACGGTAATTATTATGGATATTGTGATTGGGCTATGTATAACTTTGATGTTATCAGAAGCAAAGTATTTAATTGTTCTGAGCTTGACACTGATGAAAAATGCAGAAATAGAGCAAGGTGGGAATGTTACAAAGGTTTGTACGGACACGAGACCTTTGACGTAAATCTTGTGGGCATTTATATTTCTCAGTTTCAATATCCCTCTATGGCTATTGGCAGAAGCATTGAGTACACGACTATGAATGGCGATACTAATGTTTATACCATTAAAAGTATAGGTTATTCAAATCATGAATGGACTTTGGGACTATCTATTTACAGACCTTATTATACTGATGAAAAGACAGATTTATCTTCTGAGACAAGAGATAAGTATATGCTTGAAAAACCAATTATTTTCAAACATGAAATTGACGGTAATAAGATTAAGTTATATGTAAAATCCAAGGATATAGGAATATCTCTTGTAAAGTTATATATGAGAGCTAATTTTATTGGAGAAAGCGTTGATACTGATGGAACAGCTAATCTTGAGTGGCTTGATGAAAGTGCTTACAAAGTAATTACTTATACTATCCCAGAAGATAATCAGACTTATTTATTTAGTGTACAACTATACAATCCTCAATATGAAATGTCTTTATTGAGCAACACTTATGTTGTAGATGTTGGAACAGTTGATGATAAGTATTATAAAACCAATAACGGTAAGTATATTGAAGTTGTTAAGAATCACAAGACTGAATTGTTAGAAAGGGCGGTGGAGTAATGGCATATATTTATGATTTAGACCCTATTACAAGTTTGAATGAGGCAGATGTGTTTATTTTAAATACGTCTAAACACGTTGATAAAAAAATCAGTTGGCAAGTGCTGTCTAATCAAATATTAGACAAAGTACACTCCCATGCAAATATGCAAGTTATTGAGTTATTCGGTACGAATAACGAAGGAAAATTAACATGGGGCGATGTAGTTGTGGGTAGTGATTATACTCTCCCAGCAGCGACTACTTCTGTGCTTGGCGGCGTTAAGCCCGATGGTAATACAATAACTGTTGACGAAGACGGTACTATTCATGGTGCAACAACCTATGCACTTCCGACAGCCAGCACTACAGTCCTTGGTGGTGTTAAAGTCGATGGTACAACTATTACTATTGACAGCAACGGCGTTATAAAGGGCAGTGAAGCGCAGCCTTATACTCTGCCCATAGCTACCACTACGATTTTGGGCGGTGTCAAGCCAGACGGTGAGACTATTAAGGTCAGCCCCGAGGGAGTAATTACCTGTATTAACGATAGTGCTATCCCAAGCTGGGTTGCAAATACAGCATATGTTGTTAATAATTTGATTGTTTACGGCACAATTATTTATCAATGTTCCGAAACTCACACATCAGGGACTGAGTTTAACACGACTTATTGGACTGCTTTGACAGGACAGCAGGGCGAAAAGGGTGACAAGGGTGCTGATGGTGTCTCCCCTACTGCAAAAGTTACGCAAACTGAACTTGGAGCAACAATATCTGTTACAGACAGTTCGGGTACTACAACGGCGAATATATCTAACGGTACATCTGCTATGCTGTCGGTATCACAGACTGAAACAGGTTGTACGGTAACTGCGACTGATAGCTCGGGAACAACTACTGCTACTGTCTCTAACGGTACAAATGGTACTAATGGAGATGATGGAAAGTCGGCGTATGCTATAGCAGTCGAAGAAGGTTTTAGCGGTGATGAGGCTGCTTGGCTCAACAGCCTGAAAGGTATAACAACCGTAACGTCAAGCGCTGTAAATTTGACGGGAACGTTAACAGCTGATAGCTGGTCTGACACTGCTCCTTATACTCAGACTGTCACCGTAACTGGTTTAGCCGAGGACGGATATCCTATTCTGGATTTAATCACATCAACTGATACTACAACTGGAATTGATGAGAACAAACAGTGGGCATACATCACAAAGGCAACAACTGCTGAAAATACACTGACAGTAAAATGCTATGAGAAAAAGCCTACTATTGCTTTGAATTTTGTCATAAAGGTGGTGTAAATATGGCTGATTGTTTTATTACACGAAGAGGATATGGAAGTAGCGGGGAAGGTTCAAGCAAAGTTACTCCTGAAAAATTAGGTTATGTATCGGGGGCAAGTGCTTTTTTTGACGGCAGATGTAACACCCCTTACGGACATGTTTCCGATGGTGCATCGTGGACTGATTTGGTTCACGAAAAGAGCGCCTATCGAGTTTCTATGGGAGATACTGAAGCTAAGGACTACATTGATGCGGATTATTATATTAAACCAGCCGTAGCCAGTGGCGGTATTGTCTTGCCGATAGACATGTCAACTTACAGCAGTTTTACCGTAGAAGCTGTAGTAAAAATTGTCTCTTTGGATAATTACCAGAGTGATATAATCAATACTTATGCAAGTGATAATTACGGCGGTTTCGGTATTACAGCAGAAACAGCTACAAAAATTACACTTCAGGCATATTCAGGCGGTTGGAAAAATATGTCTTCGACTTATACTAAAGGTGAAATTGTCTATGTGGCAATGACATTTGACGGTAGCTCGCTGAAGTCCTATATAAATGGAATTTATTTATCTGAAGCAAGCTGCACAAATAGAATAACGAATGCGTTATTTCCGTGTCTTGGCGTTAAAGCAGGAGGAAAGAATGAACACGCTGGCGGTCAGAGCTATTACTACAGGGCTGCTATTTATGATAAGGTGCTAACTGCTGATGAAATTACTCAGAACTACAACAGGGACGTATATAGGTATGTTAATGGCAATGCGGATGATATTGACAGTGGAGAAAAACCATCTGCTACGGTTGAAAAATCAACTGTTTCTTTTACTGCAAATATAACTGCCACATCAAAATATATTGTGGAATATAAGACACTATATGATACCGTCCCTGCCTTTGAATTATACATAAATGATGAATTAAAAGGCACTTATGACACCGTGACCAATAATACTGTAGTCATAGATTTAGCAGACCTCGCTTTGTCTATTTCTAAAACAAATGTAGTTATCAAGTCAACATCTTACTACATCGGAATTTCACGGGTATATTCTCGTAGTTCTATAAATATGACAGCTGACACGACAACAACCGATGAGGGTGATATAATAGCCTCCGCAGGTAGCTATCGTTCAGGCTGTAATCCATATTATGCTTTTGATGGCTCAACGAGTACAAGTAGTTACTGGTTGGCAAATGATAAGACTACTCCAACATGGCTGCAAATACAATTTCCAACAGCAAAAACGTTGAAAAGCTTTGTTATGTATAAGGCTCATACACAATATGACGATTGCGTAAAAGCCTTTACTCTGCAAGGCTCCAATGACGGTTCTTCCTATACTGATTTGGGTAATTATGTTTTCTCTGAAAATCTTATAGAAGTATTCAGTAAAACATTTGAAGTTAATAATAACACTGCCTACACGACTTATAGGTTCTATATCATGTCTGCAAATAACTATCCGATGATAAATGAAATATCAATGTTTTTTGATGAAGACATCAATATCACTAATGAGTTGTCTATTGTTAATATGGGAGATGGCAGTGATAACAATGATAGCGGTCATGTTTTAATCGGCGGCACTGTTTACACGGGTACGGAATATAACGAGCAGTCCAAACCGATAAGCGGTCTGAAAGATGAGCTGACAGAATATTGCGGCTTCGGCAGTGACGGCGATTTTATCTCCTGCAATGCGGACGGCACGCTTGGATTTACCATAACTTCAAGCACTATCCAGCAAAATTATGGAGAGAGCAAAACCAAAGCCGATGAGTCCGACTTAGTATCAACGTACAATGTTATTTTGAAAAATGATAAAATCTTTGCATTTAAACATGGTGAAAAAGAATTTCATATCATTACAAAAGATACAAATGGAAATCCTGTACTGTTTTGGTGCTGGAATAGCCAGTATATTATTACCAATTCATCGGGATCAACAGGATATATGAATTATGTTGCCAGAACCAATGCCTCATACCAGCATTATATTGTACCTATGTGCGATTTCCTTGCAGGAAATAGGATAGACGGATTATATCTTGTAGCTGCATCGCCGTCAACAAGCTACACTGATTATTTTGTCGATTTTGGCGGAGATATTTACCGATTTTTTGGACAGGGTGGACATCAATTTGCGGTGAAGGTGAGTACATAATGAAGAAGCATAAGATGGAATTTTCTAAGAAAATTTATATACTAAACATTATTCTGGTCATCTTTGTTGTGTTTTCTTCTTTGACATTGATTGCCTTGAGTGGGAGATTGGGTTTGACAGACCTATCTCCCCTTTCTGTTATTTGTACTTCAGCCTTCTCCGAGCTAGCAGTTCATAGTGGGTTCTATGCAAATAAAGCAAAGGCTGAAAACATAATCAAAATTAGTAAGCAGATCGGAAATATTGATAACGAAAAAGTTCAACTTGCTAATCAAATAATGAACGGTGAGTTCAATAGTAATATGTAAAGGAGTGATAATTATGGCATTAAACATTAAGTCTTGTTATAGTACAACCTCTTTGACTTATGTGCCAAAGAGAACTATAAAATATATAGCGTTACACTATACGGCTGGCACAACCAGTAAGGCTGGAACAGCACTTGGTACAGCTAAATGGTTTGCAAACGGAGGAAACCCTTCTAATCCTGCATCAAGCGACTTTCTTGTTGATGATAGAGATGTAATTCAATACAACAAGGACATCGAAAATTATTATGCTTGGTGTGTCGGTGGTGCTAAATATACCAATCCTACAACTTCATTAGGAGCTTCACTTTATGGTATTGCAACCAATAAGAATACTATATCTATTGAAATATGTAGCAACAAAAAGAATGCCAAAAGCCTAAACGCTAACGATACAGATTGGTACTTTACTGAAGCTGAATTAAATAATACAAGAGAGCTTGTTAAGTATCTTATGAAGAAATACAATATTCCTGTTGAACGAGTTATAATGCACCATAGTGTAACGGGCAAACTTTGTCCTGCTATGTGGACACATAATGAGTCTGAGCTTAAAGGATATTATAATTTCTTAAAGTCACTTGATGAAGATTATAAACCGATATCGTCAGTTCCTACTACTCCCGCAATAGATAACAAATTCCCATATAGGGTACGTATTATTACAGATGAACTAAACGTCAGAGAAAAGGCGGGCGTTGGGAATAAAATCGTTACAACACTGAAATTTGGACAGGTATATACAATAGTTGATGAGACAACTGTTAAGAACAAAGATGGTTCTATAGCTACTTGGGGCTTGCTTAAAGCTTATAAGGCAACTCGTGGAGCGTGGATTAACGTTGGCTCGTCCTATGTAGAAAAAATAAAGTAAACGACAGAAAGGAAGTTTTATTATGACAGATACAATCAACATTACTCCTATATGCGAGGGTATTATTTCGCTGATTATTACAGTGCTTTCAATAGTGGTTATTCCTAAGATTAAGGTATGGCTCACAAACAAGCTTACAGTATCTCAGATAGATATTGTAAAGATTATTGTGACTTCTGCTGTTAAGGCAGCCGAGCAGATATACGCTCAGGCAAATAAAGCAGGAAGTGACAAGAAGAAATATGTCCTTGAATATGTACAGAATAAGCTTGCTGAACTTGGAATGAGTATTGATACTAAGGAGATTGAAATATATCTTGAGCAGGCTGTATTAGAGCTGAAAAAGAATACAGAGATAGACTATAAGCCTGAAATCTCAGAGTGAGGTGGGCTATGGAGAACTTCAACTTAGATACTCTTGCAACATATTGCGGAAGCATCTCGACGATCATAGCCCTTGTCGTACTCATCGTGAAACCACTGCGAACCAAATTTGTTGCTTGGATAACCAAAACCAGTGACAAAGAAGGGATAAACGCAAAAATTGATAATCTCACGGATCTGGTGCAAAAACAGATAGAGCAGAATGATGAGATCAACGCTGAACTCAAAAAGCAAAGCATGGCTTTACAGGCAAACCTAAGAAACTCAATACTCGTAATATATAACTCTCGAATGAAGGCAGGATATATAACAATATACGAAAAGGAAAATCTTGCAAAGCTACAAGAACAATATCAATCTCTCGGAGGCAACAGTTTTATTCACACTTGCTGTGATGAACTAAATGAGTTGCCTATAAAGGATGATTAACTAACATATAGACTGCTGTACTTATTGTATGGCAGTCTTATTTTTATAATGAAAGGGGATGATTTTATGGCTGGAAATCTTTCCACAAGAAGTGGAAGTTATAATACAAGTGTATGTAGTTTTTATGTTGATACAGAGGCTGAGATAGCACAGTTACCTACCACCACTAAAAAGGCAAGCGGAACATTTGCTGATAATCCTGATTTTGATGTGTTTCCTGCACTGAGGTCAACGTGTATTGTTGGCAATTACGGTGGCGAAACTGAAGTATATATTCTTACATCCTCTGGTTGGAAAAAGATGTGAGGTGATTAAATGAATACATTCAATAATGATGAAATGTATGCCATTTTAAATAAAAAGATAACCAAAAATAGTTCAGATGTTAATTTTCTTACTGAGGAAGTAAATTCTCATATTGACGATACGGATGTTCATGTAACTGCTAACGATAAGGCGAAATGGAATGGGTATGAAAATACTAAGGCAAACAAAACCGACATTTTATCACAGACTATCGCAGAAAATCATAATAATATCTTTCGTGGCGATGATTTATTCGCCAAAGGATACACCATTGACGACATCTGCGCCATGATTAGTGACGGGTCGTTTTCAGACATATATATCGGTGACTATTTCACGTTGTCGGGAGACATTGCGAATGTCCCCTGTTTTGTGGAACAGACCGGTGATGATGGTACAAAATCACTGGTGGAATCGACCCAGTCGGTCACATACAATACAAAATTCCGCATTGTGGGACTGGATACCTATCTGAATACGGGTGATACGGCGTTTACACAGCATCATGCTGTTATTGTGCCTGATGGGAATATTGGAAATAACCGAATGAATGGTGCAAATGTAACTACTGGCGGATATGTTGGCAGTTTCATGTTTGCATCGGTGTTACCTGTGTATGATACACATTTTTCAGCGAAATTAAATAATCACCTGTTGTCGCATCGTGAAATGCTATCTAATAGTGTATTAGGAGGTTCTACGAATGGTCGGTCATGGGTTGATATAAAAACCAATTTAATGTCTGAACCCGAGGTGTATGGTGGCATCTGTTTTGGTGGAAAATATGATGTAGGTATAAATTATCGTCAATTCCCACTGTTCAGAATAGCGCCAAAGTGCATTTGTAATCGTGGTTGGTGGTGGCTAAGAGCAGTCTCTTTGTCGAGCGACTTTGCGTTTGTGGGCGGCAATGGTTATGCGGGCAACAGCAGTGCTTCGACTGTGAGTGGTATTCGCCCCTGTTTCTGCATAGGCTGAGGAGGTACGACAAATGGATACATACAATGAAATCCAGCAGAAAATTGCTGACTGCCGCTGGAAGCTGTCGGATAGCGCCAGCCCCATAGGCGACTGGAAAATAGCCAAGTGCTATGAATATGCGCTGATGGGGCTGACTGCACCGTATGACATGACCGAATTAAACGCCAAACGTCAGGCGGTAAGAGACGAAATTAACGAGCTGGAAGAGAAATTGAAAAAATTTGATATTCCTGTGGTTAGGAAAGAGGAGCAGCAGATGGGGGTAATTCTCAAATGATAGTATATAAAAACAAATGGTTTATTATCAATATGGAATACCCAGATACAGACTGGCTCGGAGATGCCGATTGGGTTGTTTCAGATGATTCGGAACTTGGTAAGAAAATAGTATCCTATGCTCCTAATTTTGATCTTATAATCAAGGACGGCAAGCTTATTGATGTTAAAAAGGGTAAGATTACTAAGGAAGAGCTTGATGGTATCAAGGAAGATAAAATTGCACAGTCTAAAAAAATGTTATCTGAATGGCTTGCAAGTCATCCGTATCTGTACAGCGATGGCAAGTATTACAGTTGCACCGAGGAGAAGCAGTCACTCCTGAATGGAAATTTAGCATCTTACGAAAGAGCCAAAGTAATAGGTGTTGAGTATCCTCTGAAGTGGAATGCAACTACAGCAGAGTGTACCGAGTTCGGTTATAATGACTTACTTGCTTTGAGTCTGAGCATTGCAGCTTATGTTGCACCCAAGGTAAGCAAACAGCAGTCAATAGAAGTTCAGATAAGAAATTGCGAAACTATTGAAGCTGTAGATGCGATAGAGATAAGTTATGATTAAACAAATAATCAAAAATAGTACGATTTTTGTTGCCTGTGGAATTGTTTATATTATAATCGAGCTATTATACCGTGGCTACACATCACTCAGTATGTTTTTTTGTGCTGGTGCTATTGGACTTTTAGCTTCGCTTGTAAATAATCTTTTTTCATTTGAGATATTGCTTCAATGGCAGTTGGCTATAGGAACTGGTATAGCTACGTTTTGTGAAGGTATCACTGGACTTATGCTTGTGATGATATACGGATATAACCCTGTATGGGATTATAGTAGATTGCCATTTACATTCTTTTGGGGACAGTGTAATGTGTTCTTTTGTCTTATCTGGATAATATTATGTTTTATAGCTATATTACTTGGGGATAGCATTGAGTATTATTTATTTGATGGTAAGAGAGCTTATTATAAGGTGGCTAAGAATAAAATATGGTTTTGGTTGCCTAAGAAAAGATAA